GTAACTGGTGGTCTTACTCTTCTTTTTTTATTCATTAGTTACTCCTTAACTATCTTGTAAACCAGTTTAACTAACTATAAATATATCTCAACATGTCTTAAATAAAATGTGTTAATCGATTTGACAACAATCTTAAAATGTAGTATGGCTGACTTAGGCGAGACTTAGGCGAGGACACCACTATATATAGTATGCCTTTATCTTCGATTTAAGGCCGGTTATATGTCAACTTGGGTTACAATACCATAAAGAACAGTAGGCTCTTAAATGGCCTGTATCGTGAGCTTAGAGGTAAAAAAAAGAGCCCCATCGAAGGGGCTCTTCCTTGTTTATGTAATAAGGGGGTTATTACATCTTATCCATGATAAGTTGTACAGTTTTGAGAACCGCCTTCATTGATTGGTGAAGGGTCTCCTTATCGTTGCTACTCCATCCGGCTACATATCCAACGCTATAAGAGCTAGTATCTAAGCCGAGCATATTTGCTACAGTGTATGCTATGGACTCCGCTTCTACTTCTCTAAGTGGTCGCGGGTCAGTCATATTAAATTCGCGGTCTTCAGCATGTGCGAACATATGTCCAATCTCATGGATTATTGTTTTTAGTTGTTGTGCTTCCGGTCTATCCGATGAGACAACAACTTCTTTATTTGTAAAGTCAGTCCAACCATTTAGGTCTTTAGAGCTCCATGAATCATATCGGAAATTAAATCCATTATCTTCTACTATCTTAATGAATCTTTGTGTAATCTCTTCGTCAGTCTCACCGGTCACCCAGTCTACTAATTTAGGTATTTCCTCTCCGCCTTCTAGTGCTTCAGTGTCTGCAACATCAAAGACATAAACAACTCTAAAGAATAATATTTCCTCTTCGGTGTCCTTACCATTTACTTTGATAATTTCTCCGGTCTTTTTGGTCATTGGTGCAAGTTGCTCAATTCTTTTTGGTGCTGTACGCTCTTCACAAGTACACTCAGCATTTTTAAAACTTCTGCATACTGTACAAGCTACAACAATTCTCTTATGGTCATCTATCCATTGCTTGTAACCTTTTACATAAGTAGCGTGCGGGTTGCTAAAGAATATCAAAAATTGATTATTCATAGAACGATTAATGAACCTTGAACTAAAGTCTAAATAGTTTTTTAGCTTCTCCGAATCCTCGAAGGCTTCAACCTTTTGATGTAGGTCTTCTATTATTGCTTTAGCTTTTGATTGCTTTTTCATTTATTACTCCCTTTTAATTAATAACTTCTTATATATTATTGTTAATTGTTTTACTTGTCAAGTATATTTACAGATATATTTTATACAGTGTATGTATATTTATTGCTGGCCTTCGCTGGTTGGATTTAAATTAATATAGGGTAGTGGGTTCTAATCAATCTCTTCGCATATAATCCCATCACACCACTAAACACCAGCACGAAGAATACATTCGCTGGTAAAGGAAAAACAAAATCAATCATAAAGAATAAGTTACCTATAGAGCCATATAAAACAATGGTAATGTCAATCTAAACACCCTATCTTGTTATGTCTTAGACCATAGTATTTATCAGTAACAAAGTGTAGTAAAAATGTACTACTAGATATAGTGTACTTTAGTTGATTGACTACAGATAGTTGGACTACTATCACAGTAGTAAGTTGTCTCGTTAATCTGTTTTAGTGTAGAGTTACACTCTAAACATTTCATAGTACCTATTGTAGTGGGGGTTCTTTCATAGCAGGCATTATGTGCAATAGAATTGCGAAAGTGTTTAAGTTACTTGTTTCTAAATTCCTTGGGTACTGGGTTTGCCTTTCTAGTGTATCGTATTACCGATTCCCAGCTTTCTGACTCCTGATGCCAACTTCACCTGTAATTTTATACTATAAGTCACTGTTTGTAATTTCATACTAAATGCATTTGCAATGTAATGCAAACTAATATAAAATAAATATTAAGATTGATAATTCATTTTATTATTTCTTATTTTAATTAATACATTAAGTCGATGTAAACTAGGCCCTCTAGAAATAGAGGGTCTTTTTTAATTCAATATAAAAAACCTGTGTAGACTTAAAGTATTGACATATGTTAATTCTTAACATTGTTACTCCTTATAACCCTAGCTTGTCTAGGGTATGGTAAACTTTTTGTATGACTGAATACATACCGGTAGTTGATTGTGAATATTGTTGGAATCCTTTTTGGGAAGACGAACTTGTTGAAGGCCTATGTTATAAATGCAGGGAACTGTAAAAACAAAAACAGCTTTGTCTGTAGTATAAAAACTAAATCCGAAGACATAGAGATATAAAAAAATTTTTTTCACCTCAGTCCTGTTTTCGTTCCTACCTGTGCCTTACAATAAAACAAAGATAAGTTTTAGGAGGATGTGTGTCTAAAAAAATATTATATAAAGGTGCAACTTTAGACGAAATAATAGAAATAGAATCTATGAATAAATATTGGAAGCTGTACAAATATAATTTAGAATTTAAGTTACATAAATATCCAGTAACACTATAGTAGGTATACCTAGAAAACCTAGGTAATCATATGAGGATATGATTCAATTTATGAAAGAAAGAAAAGCGATTCATCTTAAAAAAGTAAACAAAGTTATGTGGTGTAACAGTGTAACTGATGGAATGTTTTTGTGGATTTCATATTTTTCATTACAGTAAATGGACAGACTGTACGATACAAAGCCCTACAGCAATGTGGGGTTTTGTTTATTGTGTAGGTTCTTGTAATCCACTAGGAGCATTGCGACCTTTTATTCGTGGATACACTTTAGGTTTGTGATTGTTACAATATTTAAATTTATTATATTTTGAAATAACTGTTGTACAAGTTTCTTGAATACAAATTCGCCCGCTACTATATGCAGTAGAGGGTTTGTAATTAGGATATTGTTGTCCTTTAATATAATCACTCATACAACATATAGTATAGGAGAAGATATGCCAGGTAAAGGTTACTCATACAAAAAAGGTATGAAAAAAAATAAAGGTAGAAAAAAGAAAAGATAATGGCTGAGTGGCGTGGGATGAAGGTTAAGCTTAATAATCCAACAAGGATTAGTAAAGGCGAACCAGGATATGGTAGAAAAAAATTTAAAGTTTTTGTTATGTCTAATGGAAAAGTTAAGAAGGTTATGTTTGGCGACCCTAACATGGAGATACGCAAAGATAATCCAAAAGCAAGAGCATCCTTTAGAGCAAGACACAAATGTTCTACAGCTAAAGATAAAACAAGTGCAAGATACTGGTCTTGTCGCATGTGGTAGTGTATAGTTACTAACATGGCAAAAAAAGTAACTTGGATGTGGGGTGGCAAACGATATAGTGGGACTCTTATTAGAGAAACAAAAACACATAAATTTGCACGCACAGAAAATGGTAACATAAAGAAAATTAAAAAATAATGCCTAGACCTAGGTGTAAGTTAAATGATTTAGTTGGTGAGACTTGTCGTAAACAATCTCGTACAAGTTCACCTTATTGTTCTACAAAATGCAAAAACAGATATCATTATGTTAATAATAAAATTGTAAGAACAGCTACAGTACCAACTGAAGTAAAACCAAGCACAGTAGCACGAGGTCCACGATACGATGAGTTTGTTGCAGAATGGGCAGCAGTTATCGAATCTAAAACATACACACATCAACAAGTAGCAGATGCTATGGAGATTGATAGAAGTACTGTGTCAAAAATGTATAAAGCTTATCAACAAGATAAAGCTGTGTTTATTGCACAGGAAGAATGGGAAGTTACAGAGGATACACTTGTAGCACTAGAAGATTTTAAAAACTTTAGAGATAGATATTTTAAAACAGAGACTGGTGAATTATACGAGACAGCAGATTTTCACGATAAATGGATTAATCAAATTGTTAATGCTATGCAAAATGGTTTACAACAGATGATACTAAGTCCACCTCGACATGGTAAGACTGACTTACTAACACACTTTGCTGTATGGCAGATATGTAAAAATCCTAACATCAGAATTATGTGGGTAGGTGGTAATGAAGATATAGCTAAGAACGCTGTAGGTTCTGTACTTGACCATTTAGAAAACAATGAACTACTACAAGAAGAGATATGTGGACCAGGTGTAAAGTTTCAACCAAAAGTACGAAGTGGTAAGTCTTGGAGTTCCGGTCAGTTTACTGTAGCAACAAGAACAGTTACAGGAATTAAGAGTCCTACAATGGTAGCTGTTGGTAAAGGTGGAAAGATACTTTCTCGTGACTGTGACTTAATAATTGCAGACGACATTGAGGACCATGGTACAACAATACAACCAAGTGCTAGAGAGCAGACTAGGCAATGGTGGACTACAACATTATCTTCCAGGAAAGAGGAACATACTGCTGTAGTTGTTATTGGCTCTAGGCAACACCCAGAAGATTTATATAACTTTCTTTTAGAAAACCCAGAGTTTGAAACAATTGTAGAAGAAGCACACAGTACAGAATGTATACTACCTGAGACAGAGATACAAGAACATCAAGAGTGTATGTTGTGGCCAGGCAAGAGAACTTTTAAATGGTTAATATCGCAAAAAAATAATGCTGACACAACAGGCGGTAGAGCAATCTTTGAAATGGTATATCTTAACAAAGCTTTCGTAGAAGGTATAACAATGTTTAATTCAGAAGAGATAGACCAGTGTAGAGATATTAACAGAAGAATTGGGCATGTACCTGCTGGAACACATTTGATAGCAGGACTTGACCCAGCATCTACAGGATTTCAGGCTTGTGTGTTATGGGCAGCCAACCCGGAGACTGGTCAATTATTTCTAGTTGATATAGAAAACGAAGAAGGTGGCGGAGTTATACAAGCTAAAAAGTCTATAAAGAATTGGTATGAGAAATATGGATTAGCACACTGGGTTATTGAAGAAAATGGTTTCCAAAGAGCTATACGACAAGATAAAGATATAAAAGATTACTGTGCAAGATTCGGTATACATTTAGAAGGACATCAGACACAAAAAAACAAATATGACCCAATCTATGGTGTTGGAAGTATGCAACAGTTGTTTGAGCAGAAGTTAATTAATTTGCCATATGGTGACACAGAAAGTGAAACTAAGAGTAATATATATCGTAGGCAACTAATTTATTTTTCAAGTGCTGCTAGTAAGGCTAGCAAAGCTAAAAGTTATAAATCAGATGTCGTTATGGCTAGTTGGTTTCCATTAAAAGTTGTAAGAAGATTAGGAAAAGAACGATTAGCTGAGGTAGGATTAGATTATGAACCAAGTTTTGGAGAATGGAATATAAGTAACATAAACGATACACCATGGTAAAAATATGACACCAGAAGAAATACAACACGCAATAACACAATTACATTTTGATAATCAAAGTGCATACAGCACTCGTGGTCGTATTCGTGCAATTATGAATGGCGGACCTGATGGTATACAAGCATTACTTGGTGACCAGCTAAAAGGTTTTGAAGACTGGCAAGTACCAGTACCTAACCTTATGATGTCAGGTTTAGAACACCTATCACAAAAAATTGGTCGTATTCCAAACTTAAAAGTTGATGTACCTAATGGTAAAGACTCAGGCAGAGCAAGAATGAAAGCAGAAAAACTTTCTAGGATTGTTAATGCATATGACGATGTACAAAAACTAGATTTACAAATGCCACAAGTAGGTAGATGGCTACCTGGTTATGGTTTTTCTGTTTGGGTTATTAGAGAAAAAAAAGATGCAGATGGTACACCTTACCCTTGTGCAGAACTTCGTGACCCTTACAATTGTTTTCCTGGTTACTTTGGTGCAGACCAACAACCAAAAGAAATGGCAATCATTAGACGCGTACCTAAAGAAGCACTAGCTAGAACTTACCCAGCATCAAAAGATAAAATTATGCAAAAGGATGCTTACGAAACAAACATTCTTGGTGTTGGTAATGCGTATGCTTCTGCTTATACAGACCAGTACAATGGTTCATGGGCTAACTCTAATGGCGATGGAGATTTGATTGCAGAGTATTACAACTTAGATGGAACTTATATTTTTCATATGCAATCAGGAACTATTCTTGACTTCATACCAAACCCACTTGATAGTGGTCCAGCATTTGTAATAGCAAAGAAATTTGCTTTTGATAGATTGCAGGGACAGTATGACCAAATCATAGGGCTTATGGCTTCTATGGCAAAGATTAATGTGATGTCAATAATAGCAATGGAAGATGCAGTGTTTACAGAAACAAACATTTCTGGAGAGATAGAGAGTGGACAATATCGTAAAGGTAGATTCGCAGTTAACTATCTAGCTCCAGGTACACAAGTTTCCAAACCAGCATCTAATGTTCCTTATCAAATTTTCCAACAGATAGATAGAATAGAACGACAACTTCGTGTTGGTGGTTCTTATCCTGTATCGGATGATTCACAGTCACCACTTAGCTTTGCTACTGGTAGAGGACTGGAAGAACTTGGTGCATCTATGTCACTTATGATTAGAGAGTATCACACAGTAATGGGTGATGCTATAGAAATGATTGACTCTAAAAGATTAGAATGGGATGAAAAAATGTATGGCGGAAAGACAAAACAATTGTCTGGTTATATGAATGACACATTTTATTCAGAGACATACAATCCAGAAAAAGATATTGCTGGTTCATATAAAACTAGAAGAGTCTATGGGGCTATGGCTGGTTACGATGAACCACAAAAAATTGTAACAGGGCTGCAATTGGTACAGAATGGCATTATCGATAGACAAACACTACAAGAAAATCTAGATGGTTTAGATAATCTTGTACGAGTAAATGAAAGAATAACAAAAGAGAAAATGGATAACGCACTAGAAGCTGCTCTACTTTCTCAAGCACAAGCTGGTGACCCTAAAGCATTAATGGCGATAACGCAAATAAGAAAAAATCCAGATGATATGCAAAATATTTTAGATAAATTCTTTACAGCAGAAGAGCCAGAGATTCCACAACCCGAACAAGAATTGCTTGGAGGTGGCTTACCACAAAACCAAACCGGGCCACCGCCAGGCATAACTCAGTTATTACAAGGATTAGGTGGATAATGTCTATTAATAAAAAGTTTGCTGACATTGTTGATTTCTGTTTAGGTGATGTAGACGAAAAAGGTGATGCAATTATTTTTCAAGATTTAGAAAATACTAGAGGTGCTAGGGTTTTTACAGACCAATACCCACCTATGGTTTTTCCATTCGGTTATATGATTATAAGTTCAACATTTATGTTTTATGATGAGGATGATGAAGATGGCATCGAAGAGGAGTAATTCTAATAAAGGGATAGCTAAACCACAATATACAGGTTTGACTTATGGAACTACAGAAGAGGTTAATAATTTAATTATTGACAAAAGAAAACAAAACCTTCCACCTGCTGCTACAAATACAATAGACAATACAAGAAATGCACAAGAAGCTACAGAGACAACAGAAGTTGTAGCAGAAACAACAAGTCCAGGAACACAAGGCAGAATGCCAATACAAGGTTTGAATTTAAATATTTTAAGAGATATGGATAGTGCAGAGTCTCCAACATTTGGAGCAGTACCAGTTCAACTACCACCAGAAGTAGTGGGAGATATGGATTATGAAGTACTTGCAGATTTATCAGAAAACACAGAGGTACAAGCACTTATTGAAATATTAGGACTGTAACATGTCTAATGAGATTGTAGGACCATATTCATTTGGCGAAGAGTGGATTCGAGAAAAAGAAAAACAAGCACAAACAAATATTTTATTTCAACAAAAAAAAGCTGCTGTACAACCTGCACAAATAGATAGAGCAAAAGATTTAGCAACTAAATACCCAACAGCTATGAAAGGATTAATTTCTAATGCTGTCAATAAAGGATTTACTGATAAACAAGTAGAAGATTTATTGCGATTACAGTATCAAGCTGTTCCTAAGTCACAACCATACAATCCTAACCCTGTAGGTAATGATATAACCAATGCTTATATCCCTATCTATGGTGATGTGTATGAGGTAAAACAAGCTTCTAAAAACTTTAGAACAGAACCAGTATATGGAACATTGAAAGGTATAGCACGAGTAGCAATGCTTGGTGCAGAAGGTTTATGGAATGTAACTATGGGTAGGACAGGTAGAGCATTTGTAAAAACTGCTGAGTCATATGAAAAACCATTCCAGGCACAAGTACAAGCTATGTCGAAAAAAGAACAAGAATTAATTGAACAACATAAAGCTGGTGACCCGAATGTTACTTTATACGATATAGCTGCTCTTAGAGACCAGCAAGAAAAAACAGAAAAAACAGGAAGAGTAACAGGAGCTGCACTTGCCTTAACTGCATTGTTAAGTGGAAGAAGTTATGGTCATAGCAAAATGACTAGAGAAAGTTTTTTTGATAATTGGAAAGATGCTGGAAGTTCTTGGATAGGTGAATCATTTTCACAAGCTAGAGAAGGTATGGGATTTAAAGAGGTTTGGAAAAGTTTAGGTGATGGATTTATACCATCAGGACCTATTGTTGCAAAAGCACAAGCAGACCAAGAAGCATTTAAATACAGAGGTAGAAATATAACTATAGGTAGATACATTGAGGATGTTATCGGTATAGACCCAAATAGTGCTTTGTATGGTGGTGTTTCTGGTGTAATAGATTTCTATAATGCTTTGGCATTTGACCCAGCTTTAGTTGCAACTAAATCAGTTAAAGCAATTAATTATTCGAAGTCAGTCATGGGTAAAATAAATAAAGCATTTACTGAGGGGGATTTTGGAAAAATAGCTGATGAAATAGATATCTTTCTTACTAGTCCTAAATCAAATAAACATTTAGACGCATTGGCAGAAAGTAAAGACTTTAAACAAATTTTTGATTCGGTTAAAGATACTGACATGGCTTTACAACTTCTTAAAACAAATACAAGAGATGAAGTAACTAAAGTTGTTAGAGATTATGTTATTAAAAATCAAAGTATTGGCCTACCAAAAGTAACAAGAACTATTAATAGCATAGGTTATAACAAGAATTTACTTAAAGATATTGGTAGTAGAGATAAAGGATTTTCTAAGTTTGGCGAATGGACACCGACACAAGATTCTTTATTTAAAGATACTAATGGTGGTGTAGCAAATTATTCCAGATGGTTAGCAAGTATGGAAATACCAAGAAACGAAGCTAACAAATTGCTTACTGATTTTGCAGAAGCGTCTGTTAAAGGTGACCAAGTTGCTCAGAAAAATGTTTTATATAAAGATACGCTAACACAGTTAACAAACAAATTAGAAAAAGATGGATTTAGTAAATTAGTTATTGACGAACTCAAAAAAGATTTTGCTGAGCTACAAGGTATATTACCTAGTGGTAAAACTGTTGGTAAAACATACTGGGCAAAACTAGATAAAACTGCTGGTGGTAAATTTTTAAATCCAATAGAAGCTACATTCAAAGGTCAAAGAAGTATACCAATTAAAGGGCTTGATGATAGTGTTACATTACCTACGCCATTTGATATTGGACAACATATGGATGAAGTATGGTCACTAGGTAACCCAAAAGATTTAAAAAGAACCATAGGTACTTTTAATAAATATGCTACTTTACCAGAATTTAAAATAGCAAATATGATAGATAATACTGCTATAGAATTACCAAAAGGATTAACAACACCTATAGATAAAATACTAGGTAAATCAGTCCCACAAGTATTTAAAGGATTAAAAAAAGGTAGAGACCAACTTGTAGATGTAGCTTGGAACTTACAAAAGAAATGGACTGGTGCTCAGCTAGTTACTCGTGTTGCTTGGCCACTAAGAATATTTGCTGAATCGCAATTTAGAATGGGATTAGCTGGTTTAGATAACTGGTTTGAAAATCCTATGGCTATGTGGGTTTGGGGTAACTACACATATGATTTAGCAGGAACTCCGATGAAAGTAGGTAAAGGAGCTAAAGGTGTTGCTTATGGTGCTGGAGTAGAAAATATAGTTGCAAGAAGAGCTAGTTCTATTTTCGGAAAACAAAATCAAGCAAGTTACATAAATAACACTTGGGAGAGAACATTAAAAGAAGGTGCAGACAGAGCTGGTTATATAAAGTCGTGGCAAGTAAATCTTAAATGGCCATTAGAAAGTGATTTAGGAAAAGCAATTGCGAATGATATTTTAGAAGGCACTGACTTAGCTGCAACTAAAAATAGTTTCTGGTCTGGTGATTTAAAGAAAATAAGAGAACAATTAAACGATGTCAAATATGATAATAAAGGTAATCGTACAAGACCTTATACCTCTTTAGAAGATGCTAATACTTATGTTGATAATTATAGAGAATGGATTATGGACCTTACTAAAGGTGATGAAGATGTACTAAAAATGATTCGTGATAGAAGAATTGTTACAGCTGATGGAGATATTCTACCATTAGATAACATAGATAGATTTACTAAGAACAATATACAAGAAATTAGAAAATTTCTTGATACCAAGTATGATGTTGCACCTGATGTATTAGCAAGTCCAAAATGGGCAACAGAGCAAAAAGCGTTAGATGAAGCTTTCGAAGCATCACAATATTTATGGTACTGGTTAGGTGAAGCACCAGATGCAGCACTAAACAGGATACCTACCTACACACAATATTACTGGACAAGTGTTGGGCAATTAATACCATTCGCAGATGAAGCAGCTTTAAAACATTTTGATAAATTATCTAAAGCAGGTGACTTACCACCATCAGTAAAACAAATCTATGAAGCAGGTAAGCGTTCTGCTATTAAAAAATATGGTTCGATTGCTGATGCAGTCAAAGCAAACCCTGAAGCTAAACTGTCTATAGATGAAATATCAGAAGCATCAAAAGCATTTTCATTAGATGCACACAATACTTTGTTGTATAACCTATCTGAAAAAGGTTTCTTTGCAGAAGCTACAAGATTAATATTCCCATTCTTTGAACCTTGGAAAGAAGTAGCTTTAAACTATCCACGACTGTTTGCTAAAAATCCTGCTGGTCTTAGAAAAATACAAATGCTTACAGCTAAAGGACAACAGAGCGGAATACTATATAGAGACCCAACAATAGATGAGTTATTCTATGTAGCTCCGATGACTGATATGCAAGAAAACTTGTTTGGTATAGAGTTACCTGAGAGTGTTGATGTACAACAAGTATCGCCATTAGCTGGTGCTAACTTGTTTACTGCTAGTTACTATCCAGGATTTGGACCGGTAGTACAACTATCAGTAAAAGCATTAGATAAGTATTTACCAAAGACAAATGAATGGCAAGATATAGAAGACCAAGTATTTCCATATGGACTAGGCGGTAGAACAGTGTCAGATACTCTCGGTGGTTTATTGCCAACATATCTAGACAACGCTATCAATGCTTATACAGAAGGACTGATAAACAAAAATGCTTGGTATGACCAAGTAGCTGATGCTACTAAAATATTAACAGTATCTTGGAATGAAGGAATGTTGGATTACGACCCTAGAACAAAAGAAGGAAGAAAACAATTTGAAGAAGATGCAATAGTTATGGCAAAGAAGTTAACCTACCATAATTCATTAGCTAAATTCTATCAGCCATCATCACCAAGAGAGCAAGTGAGAATAGGATTAGAGACACCAGGATTTTTAAATCCCCTATTGGTAGAAGATATATTTAGAACATACCTACCTGAAGATATGTCATTTGGAAAATATGATGATGATTTATTTAATAGTGTTGTTATTACAGCACTTTATGCACAAGCATATGAAGCAGTTGAACCAGGAGATGAGTACCTAGCTACACAGTTAATTGCTAGCTTGATAGGTGGAACACCAGATGACTGGGATGATATCTATACAGCAGCTTACTTAGTACAAGGTAAGACAACAACAAAAGGTAAAAAACTTCCATCTACAGAAGGAGAAGTTAGATTTGAAAGAGAATGGCCAGAGTATGCAGAGAAGTACTCCAGTATTTTTCCTTACTTTGCTCCAGTCGTAGAAGAGTACGATATGCTAGATATTAATTCTTTTTATAACCAAATAGAAGAAGGTGAGAGAGTAAATCTTACTACACAACAAATGTTAGAAAGAGCTCAGGAAAGAGCATTCAAAGTTATATTTAATCACAGAACTAAACCTTTTAGAGATAGGAGAGATTCACAGGCAGTAGCAGAGAGAGCAAGGATACAAGCAGAGTTACTACAACAATTTCCTTATGGACTAGGTAGAGATATTGCGACTTATGGAGGTGACATATCACAGGAAGAGATGTTTGCAGAGATAAAAGAAGCAGCTGCTGATTCCTGGATTACAGAAAACACTGAAGCAGGTCAAGGATTAAAATTATTTTTCTATGGTGATGAGAATAATAAAGGGTTACTTGATGCACTAGATGAAATTAAAAACTATGAACCATTAGTAAAAACTACAGAAGATGGAACAAAGGTATATTACACCGATGCACAGGCTTTATCTTATCTACAGAAAAATAAAAAAGCACAAGTTGGTAGAAATATCTTATTAAAATGGGCACAGCAAATAACTAAAAAACATCCAGAATTTGGTGCTTTGTTTAAAGAAAAACTATTAGGGTATGTAGAATTAACAGTGACAGAGGATAAAGAATAAATGAAAATATATAGAAAAAAAGAAGATGGTACATACGAAACAACAACAGCTACGCAAGAAGAGTTTGATACTTTATACAGTAAAGCTGGATGGACTGATGTAGAACCAATAGATATTTTAGGTGCTGTTAGCGAAGAAAGTAAAAAAACACAAACATTTATTGCAGAAGAAGAATTAGATGCTCTTGCTCCTATTGGATACACTGCACAAATGCCTTATCAAAATGGCTTTATACCTGTAAGTGAATACCTATCTTTATTATTTCCTGAAACAAAAGATAACTTTTATTATCCAGGAGCAGAAGATGCTATTCTTGATGGATTAAAAGTCAATGAAATAAAAACACTTCAAGATAGATTAGTTAAAACATCTTGGTTGGATACAGAAGAATATTCAGTAGAGTATGGTAGGCCAGGAACAAATACTAGAACTGCTTTATATAATGCACTAAAAGAATCTAATGCCCTTGGAGGTATTGGTTATAATGGAGCAATAGACATACAATTACAAAATCCTTATTCTCCCAAATACGAACCTAAAATATATCAACCAACAGATAGGGTAACTAGACTACAAAAAGTTGATGCTATAGCTAACTCATTAGGATTATCTTTTTCTAATAAAGAAAGAAACTACTACGAAAAAATACTAGAAACTTTAGAAGAGAAAGAATTTAGAGTTGATGAAACAATAGGTCGAATAGCTGTAGAAGGACAGAAAACAACTACTACACCTAAGTTAGCACCTGGTGTAGACCCACTTACAGAAAGGCCAATACAAAGAGTTGTTGGTCAAACAGTAACACAAGAACCTATACCTTCGCAATTTGATGCTACTGCTAATTTACAAGAGCAAATTAAAACAGACTTTACAGGAGTTATGGAAAGACAGACAGATGTAAATAAAGCTCGAATGAATGCAGGAAATATTGCACAATCAATTATGCGACTCAAAGCATTGGGTGGATAATGGAAGTATCTCCACCAGTTATAGAAATAATACAAGAAGAAGAAGTTTTCAAAGGTACTGCATATGATGATGCAAGACCAGATTATGTATTAAAACCTGGTGACAAAATTATAGGTACATTAACAATTGGTTATGGTCATACTAATGCAGCTAGAAATAATGATGAACAAATCAATATAGGCGATACTGTTACAGAAGAAGAAGCATTAGAGATACTCAAACTAGATATAGCTGAGTTTGGTAAGTATGTTACTAACAGAGCTAATAATTTTGAAGTTAACTTATTGCAACCACAGTTTGATGCTTTAGTTATGGCAAGTATGAATAGAGATGCCAAGATGAGTGGTGGTCCTCTGTGGAGAGCTATCAAAAGTGGTGATGAAAAAAAGATTAGAGAGATATGGTCTAGTACAGTAGAGAAGTCTTTAGAAAAATACCCAGGTTTAGAAGGTCGGAAAGATAAAGAGTTAGAAATATTTTTTGATAGTTATGAAAAACCAGAAGATATTGATGAAGATAGAGGAATACCAGAGCCTGAAGATAATTTTATACCTGGACCTATACCAGAAAACAATATCCCACCAACAGTAGTTCCTCCACCAACAGAAGATACTGGTGTACAAAATATGATATGGACAGACCTATTCAACAATTTGTCTAATGCATTTATAGATAATCCTAGAACTGCAAGAGAAAGAGAATTGTTTGGTAGAACTTCTATTCGCTACAATCCTCCAACAGAGAAGGATATATCGGAAAAAATTGTGTATGATAGTGAAGAGAAGCAAATAATAGGTGATAACTATACAAGGTTATTACAAGCAATATCACAAGGATTTATGAGATAATGGCACAAGTAGTAGTATATGGACCTAATGGGGCTAGAACAACAGCTAATACAGTATTTACAGAAGCTGACAAAGCCGCTGGTTATACAATGTCTGAGTACGATAGACTTATTGCTGGTCAAGTACCAGGAAGAGAAGGCTATGCAGGTGCTTCACAAACAGAACCTTTAACACCAGAATACCCAGGAGACTATGGTGGTGAAGATGCTTCTACTCCTACTAATGAAAGAGAAAGTGTTGTAGGCATAGGTAATACAAACTACGACACAAAAGATTATTCTAATGTCGGTGAAGATGGAGAAGTAGTAATTAAGAACGAAGATGGTTCTGTATATTCACCTACAGCTAAAAGAGATATGCCTATTCCTACAGGTGCAGAATATTGGAATGTTGATGGTGAGTATTACATTGTGTATTATATTCCTGGTACAAACACACCGATATATTACGATTCAAGTTTAGAAGATTTAAAAAATATATTTGGTCCTGTTGAATTTCCTGGTATAGAACAAACTATTAAATCTCCTACAGCAGAGGAATGGAACTCAGCTATTCGTTTTGGTGACTCACTAGAGTTAGCTGACCCTAATGTGTACAATCCTGAAGTAAGTCCATGGTCTTCTTTCATAGATACAATTGCAACAGAGTCTAAAATTAGGCCTTGGTTACAAGATGCTGAAATGATAGAAAGACTAGCTGAAGCTACTTTAGAAGGTAGAACTGTTACTGATGCAGAATGGCAATCTACAAATTGGTGGAGAACACATACACAAGCTGAAAGAGATTGGTTACTATTAGCACAAAGCAATGCAACAGATTTCACTTCAGTATTAACTGCGGATGCAGAAAGAAAAATACAGGACGATAAAGCCGCTATAAAAAATTTAATGGAACAGTCAGGTATATCTAATCCATCAGATGAACTTGTATCTTGGGTAGGACAAAAATTGACTACTGGTCTTTGGTCTGATAGCTATGTTGCTGAACAAGTAAAGGTATTGTCTGACCCTACATTAGAAACAAACATGGATGTCGAGTTAGATAATTTTATAACATCTGGTGCTATAGATTATGACACCACAAGAGCTGGAGAATCACAAGTTAAAAGACTTAGCAAAGAAATAATGGGGCCTGTTTTTGGTGGTAACCTTGCAGAAAGTCAAATTAGTAAATGGGCTGGTATGATAAGAAATGACCCAGATGCAGAGATAGAAATTAGAGACAAAATGATGAGTATGGTTAAAGGACTTTTTGGTGAAAATACAGCTGAAGGTTTGACATACGAAGAGATTGCTGCACCTTGGCGTGGGTTTACTAGCAATGTTTGGGGTGGAACTTTAGATGAAACTTCTAACTTATTTCAAAATGTTATTAAAGCTAATGACATAACAAAAGCAAATCAACTTCTTTACACTGCTGGGCTACAAGATGGTGGTTCTGAAAAAATAAAAACAGAAGTAAAGAATAACATTGTAGGTGCTTTCGGTGGTGGAAGTGTTAGGAGGATTGTATAGTGGAAGAATTTTTAAAAGAAGTTAGAGCTTTATTACCTTGGTTACCAGAATCATTAGTAATGACTTATGCTAATAGCTATGCTACAAATCAAAATACAGATATCGCTTTAGCAGAAGTAAGAGCTACTGAAGAATACGAACAATTTTTTCCTAAGAACAAAAGACCAGATGGAACAGTTAGATTATCAGAATCTGATTATGCTGCTGTTAAAGAATCTTATGGTTTAACTGTTTCTGATTATGGAATTAACCCAGACTATTTCGAAAACACATTTGCAACTTTAATAGAAAAAGGTATATCACCAAACACTTTTAGACAAAGAGTAGCTACAGCTAGTGAAGGTATCATGCAAAATATTCCTGCTGTAAAAGATTATTATGCTGCAAACTTTGCTATGGATTTAACTGATGAGTCTATCCTTGCTTCTGTTATAGACCCTGATGTCGGGCAAGCTATTATAGAAGGAAGAATAACTGCTGCACAAATAGGAGCAGAAGCTGGTGCTAGAGGATTTGAATTGAATGCACAAGAAGTACAAGCATTAGAAAGAGCCGGATTAACACAGTCACAAGCAAGAGAATTTTTTGCTGTAGCAGAAAGAGAAGTTCCTAGACTAGCTAATCTAACTAGGAAATTTAAAGCAGAAGAACCAGTAACTGTAGAAGAAGTATTAACACCAGAAGGTCTAGTAGAAAGACCGGGTTACGATATTGAGGAATTTGTACAAGCTAAAGTCTTTGGTTCTGCTGAAGAGATAGAAAGATTAAGAAAACTAGAAGCACAAGAACTATCTGAGTTTACACCGCAAACTGGTGCAGCTAGAACAGGTCGTAGAGTTACAGGGCTTACTGAATCCTAGTACTATATATAGTATTAAATCCTTGACATACAAGATATAGTGGTATAATTAAATTATCGCATAGCGGTAGTCTGCGAATATAAATCGACTCTGCACATCCGGCTTATGTCTGGCGTATAAGCTGAGTATTTCAATTCGCCTAGTATCGGTACAGCTAGAAGTGGCTGACAATTCTCATTTGTACTTTAATTATAACTTGTCGCCTATCGCATTATATTCCCCAGGGTAATGCAGTTAGTAGAAACTGGGAGAGGAGAGAATATGGAAAACGAAGTAGAAAATACAGTAGAAGAAACACAGGAAGAAAGTAATCCTGTATCTCAGTTAAGAGAGCAATTAAAAAAAGCTCAATCTGAGAATAAGGAATTGAAGGCCTTTAAAGCAGATGCTGTTTTTAAAGAAGCAGGGTTTGACACTTCAACCGGTGAAGGCAAGGCATTAAAAAACTTATATGATGGTGAGTTACAAGCAGATGCAATTAAGCAGTTTGCTTCTCAAGAGTTCGGATGGGGTCAAGCTCCAGCTGAAGCAACAGAGCAAGAGGCACAAAAGCAAAGAGTTGTAACTAGCCAAGAAAACTTAGATACTGTTATTGAAGCATCAGTTCCAGTAGAACCTGTAGGACTAGATGACCAAATAAATCAGGCACAAGCTGATGGTGATTGGGCTACAAGTTCCGCTCTTAAAGCAGACAAATTAAAACAATTATTAAAAGATAAATAGAAAGGACCTAAGAAATGGGTGCAGTATCAGGACTCGGCGATTCTTATGACTTGCCGAATTATGTAGGGGAACTCTTTAATGTTACTCCTAACGACACTCCTTTTCTATCCGCTATTGGTGGGATGACTGGTGGTAAATCAGTAACCTCTAAACAATTTACTTGGCAAACAGTAGATAACGCTGCTGCTGCTCAGACAGTTGCATTAGAAGGTGCAGACCCAACATTCGCAGAAAGAACAAGAAGTGAAGTAATAAATGTTACACAAATTATGCAATATGGTGTTAATGTTTCTTACACAAAACAAGCAGCAACTGGAAACCTTAGTGGACAATCCATTATTGGTAACCAACCAGTTCAAGATGAATTGGCCTTCCAGTTAGACATGGCTCTTAAACGAGCAGCAAGAGACATCGAGTTCTCTTTCTTACAAGGTACATATGTAGCAGATACAGACATGGCCACAGAAAGAAAAACAAGAGGTATCTTAGAAGCTATCACAACTACAGAAGTTGCTGGTGGTGCTGCTGCTTTAAGTCAAACAATGATTGAATCAGCATTAAAAGGAATGGCGGACTCAGGTGCTCCATTTGAAATGCCAGTCATTATGGCTAACAGCTTCCAAAAGCAAAAACTATCATCAATCTACTCAAGTGCTTTAGCTTTAGCACCAAGAGATAGAAACATTGGTGGCGTTAATATCACAACAATCGAAACTGACTTCGGTCAAGTTGGAATTGTTTATGATAGACACATGCCAATAGATGATGTTGCTATTGTAGACTTGGCTTTTTGTAAGCCAGTATTCTTGGATATTCCAGGAAAGGGACACTTCTTCGTAGAGCCATTGGCTCAATCCGGAGCAGCTTATAAGTTCCAAGTGTATGGAGAAATCGGACTTGAATATGGTCCAGAACAATTCCATGCTAAAATAACAAACCTAGCTACCTCCTAATTAGGAGATAGATAGTATATTTATTAGAGGGAGATAAATACTTCTCCCTCTAGTAATATGGAGATATATGGCAGCAGTAAGTACACTCGTAGATAGAATATATAGAGATTTTTTAAATAAACCTGATGACCTTTCAGCGTTCTCTAGATTAGATGGTGAAATGACTGCTATTCAAAATACATTATCTTATGAAGCAGGACTGTTTAGTGTAGAAGAAGAGAACTTATTAGGTAATGGAGCAATTGTAGAAGTAGACCAAGAACTTATGTTAGTTACAAGTGCTAACACATCAACAAGAGTTTTATCAGTATCAAGAGCTTACCAAGGAACAACAGCTGCTATACATAGTGATAAAACAAATATTTTTATTAACCCAACATTTCCTAGAAAATCTGTATTTGATGCAGTTGCAGATAATATTGTAAGATTGTATCCAAGTTTATATAATGTAACAACTACAACAGTTACCTCTAGTACCACTTATGCCGAAGTTCCGGCATCAACTATAGAAGTACTAACTTCTTATGTACAAAATTCTAGTGGTGAGAAGTACACATCTGCGGGTATAGAACTACTTAGAGATTTTCCACCATCAAGTACAAATGCAGCTGTACAATTTTACAACACATCTACTGGTAAGACAGTATATCTTGTAGTTAAAAGAAAGTTTGTTAGACCATCTGATGAAACAGTTGACCTATCAACTACTTGTCTTATAGAAGATGAGTATGAACAGATAGTCATGGTGGGTGCTGTAGCAGACATTGTAGGTGCTACAGATATAGATGCAACAACACAAGAATTTATTACAGAAAAATTAGCAGCTGAAAATTATCCAGTTGGTTCAGGAGAAAGACTTAGAAATGCACTTCTTAGACTTAGGTCATTGTTGATAGATGAAGCAAGAGGGAACTTGCGTTCTTTATATCCTGCTCCTGTGACAATAATGAACATAAATTACAGTGCATAATGGCTGTATTACCTTCTCCAAGTAACACATCACAACCACAAGCTCAAGGCTTTGAAGCTAACTTAGATGATTTATTTCTAAGATTTGCTGTAGGTCCTGGTAGGCAGATGCAGATAAACACTGCACCTCTACAGGCACAAGCTATACAAACATCAGAAACACCAGAGGATTTCCAACAGGAGTTTGGTCAGATTTATTCAAGAACAGATTTCTCTGGTGGTGAAGGTTTAGATAAAGCACATAGAAGAAATGGTACAGATAGAGATTTCTCTAGGTTTTGGGATAGCAAAGGTGTTGATGTCTTTCATGGTGATGAAGATACTGGGTACAATGCACATTTGTTACACGATATGGAACAAAAAACATTAACACTTACAGATACAAATAATTATTTAGCACAAACAACAAATGGATATTTATATATTACTGATGACACAGATGTGTATGAATCAACTGATGAAGGTGACACTTGGTCAGCTATGACTTCTACAAACATAAGTTATAAAGTACAAGGTATAACTTCTTTTGGTAATGATTTGTTTGTTGTAACAGGAGATGGTTCTACGAACAAACAGTTACTACATTATGATGGTACTACTTGGACTGATGAAGCATTAGGCTCTAGCTTTACAGGTTCTTTTACAGGTATATGGTTTGCAAAAGGTGCATTGTTTGTTAGTGGTAAATCCACATCAGCAGAATATTTATGGCAAGGTGACCCATTTACAGGAAACTTTACAGGTGTATTTCAAACAACAAGTGCATTAACACAGACAGAACCAACACATGGTTTTACTGATGTTGTAGATGCAGGTGCAGTAGTTCTTGCAGGTAATACAGATGGCAATATATATTCTTTAAAAATAGATGGTGGTACTTGGTCATTAAAAGGACAAACTAAATTAAGTTTTGAAGAGATACATTCATTAGCTGCAACAGAAGGCATAGTATTTATAGGAACTAAGGGTAGCCAGTCTAATACCGGTAGATTTTATAGTGCTGAAGTAACAGTAGCAGATAACTTATATGTTCTTGGAAACAGACAGTTAATAAAACAATGGGATAATGGTATTGATTTAACACCACACGCTATGTTTGTTACTAGAGATAGTGTGTATATGGGAGTACACGAATCAGCAACTGAAACTTATTTGTGGAGATACTTTTTACCAACAGGTGGACTTGCTAGAGATGTTGGCATAACACATTCTTCTAACACAACATCTGTAGTTAATGGAATAACACAGACTGGTACAACTTCTGCAAGATTTATATTTGTATCTACTGGTCAAGGTGTCTATAAAGAGTTAAGCACTTATGTATCAACAGGATATATCGTTACTGCATTAGCTGACTTCTACACATCTGAAAAAAAACAGTGGGTAGGAGCAAAGCTCAATACTAATAATGTATCTTTTGGAACAGTAGAATTAGCAACATCTACAATACCTACAGATATAGATAGTATAAATTCCACTACTTGGCAAAACCAAATAACTATAGCATCTGGCATAGGTGGAGATGAAGAAGTATTAGAGTTAGTAGATGGTAGGTGGATTACTGCAAGACTTACTTTAACAACTAGTGATACATCACAAACTCCAGAATTATTATCTTTTGCTATTAGAGGATTCCAGTTAGTTAATGACTTAGTTGTAGATATGCCTATCAATATATCTGACCAGATAGAAAGACCTTACAGGAAAGCATTAAGAATAAATGGTCAAGGTGAGTTGATATATCAAGCACTAAGAAACAAAGAAGGAAAGAATGTCCAATTAGAGATATACAGACCAGATACTTTATTACGAGGTATAATAGAAAATGTTAGCAGTCCTATTGAAGAAATATCTCCAAGAGGGTCTGTAACACAATATTGTATAGTAAGATTTAGAGGTAGTAAGGTAATTGCAACCTCGTCTTCTGGACAAGGATTAGGAATACAATTATTAGGCGTAGGTAGTTTAGGAAAATAGATGACAGCACAAGAAACAAATTTATTTAACGCATTTGAAACAACTCTAGCAACAACTATGGGTTCTTCAGATACAACATTAACTGTAGCAGCAGTTACAGATAGTTACCCAACAACATTATCTGCTCCTTTTTACATTGTTATTAACCCAGATAGTGCTACAAACAGAGAAGTAATTTTAGTTACTGCTGTAGATTCAGGCACTAAACAACTTACAACTACAGTACCAAATAGGTACTTACCAGGTTCAGCAGCAAGTTCAGGTCTATCACACGCATCTGGACAAGTTGTAAGAATGACACCATTGCAACAACACATAGAGGACATTAACGACAGAGTAGATACCATAATTAACGAAGATGGTACAGCGGTAAATACAACATTATTTTTAGATGAAGATGACATGGTATCTGACAGTGCTACTAAAGGTGTAACACAACAATCAGTTAAAGCATATGTAGATAGCCAGGTAACAGCACAAGACTTAGACTTTTTAGGTGATACTGGAAGTGGTGCAGTTGATTTAGATTCACAGGACTTTACCATAGCAGGTACAGCAAATGAAATTGAAACAAGTGCATCAGGTCAAATACTTACTATTGGTCTACCTTCCAGCATTACTGTAAATGTAACTGGAGACTTGACAGGTAATGTAACTGGAGATGTTACAGGAGATTTAACTGGTAATGTTACTGCTACTTCTGTACTTGCAGATGGTGTAACAGCTACAACACAGAGTTCTGGAGATAACTCTACTAAGGTAGCAACAACAGCTTATGTTGATGCAATATCAGTAGATGATAACTTAACAGTTAGTGATGGTACAACTTCTACGACAATAGATTTAGATACACAAACATTTAGTGTTTTAGGAACTGCTAATGAAATAGAAACTAGCACAACTGCACAAACAATAACAATTGGTTTACCTTCAAGTATTACAGTTGATGTAACAGGTAACTTAACAGGAAATGTAACAGGCGATGTTACAGGTGACCTTACAGGTAATGTCACAGGAAATGTAACAGGAAATGTAACAGGAGATTTAACTGGAGATGTTACAGGTAATGTTACAGGTAATACAACTGGTACACATACTGGTGCAGTTACAGGAAATGTTACTGGAAATCTAACTGGTAATGTTACCGGAGATGTCACAGGTGATGTAACAGGAAACTTAACAGGTAATGTAACTGGTAATACTACCGGTACAGTAACCGCAACTTCTACATTAGCTGATGGTGTAACAGCTACTACACAAAGTGCAGGAGATAATAGTACTAAAGTTGCTACTACTGCTTATGTAGATTCTATATCAATAGATGATGATTTGACATTTGCTGGTGATACTGGTTCAGGTACAGTTGATTTAGATACACAAACTTTTACAGTTGCTGGTACTACAAATGAGATAGAAACAAGTGCTACAGGACAAACACTTACAATAGGATTACCTTCATCTATAACAGTAGATGTCGTTGGTAATGTAACTGGTCAAGTAACAGACATATCTAATCACAGTACAACAGATTTATCAGAGGGTACTAATCTTTATTACACAACTACAAGAGCTAATACAGATATAGATGCAAGAGTAACTAAGTCTTTTGTTGATGCTCTCAATGTAGATGCAGATACCTTAGATGGTAATGACAGTACAGCATTTGCAACTTCTGCACAAGGTGCATTAGCCGATAGTGCAATACAGCCAACAGATGGTGTAGGTGACTTATCAGATGTAGATACAACAGGTGTAACAAATGGACAAGTCCTAGCTTACAACTCTACTTCTGGAGATTTTGAACCTGCTGACCCAACAACTGGAGATATAACAGCAGTAAATACAAACGCTAACTCTGGTTTAGCTGGTGGTGCAGTATCAGGAGATGTTGACCTTACTGTAGACCCATCAAACTTAACAGATGGTACAAGTATTACAGTAGATACATCTAATGACTTCTTAATCTTAGAAGATGTAACAGATGGTACAGTATATAAAGTTAATCCAGACCAGATAGCTTCTGGTTCTGCTAACGCACTTATTGATGGTACATCAGACTTAACAATTACAGATGGAACAGGTTTAGATTATGACATTAGTGGAACAGATGTAGCTAGTTGGGAAGTAGGTGGTATTGCATTAACTTCACAAGGTGGTGTTTTCCAACACAACCAAACACAAGCTGCAACTTACACTATTGCAAGTGGTAATGGTACAGTTTTAGCAGGACCAATTACAATAACTGGAACTGTTACAAACTCTGGTACAATGGTTATACTATAGGAGAAATATGCCAGGAAAATTAATTGTAGATGAAATAGAAGATAGTGGTGGTACTTCTGTTATAGGCAGAAAAAATTATATCATCAATGGTAACTTTGATATATGGCAGAGAGGAACTTCTGTAACAACTGGATATGGTCCAGATAGATTTACATATCAAAACTCTGGTTCAACAGGAACTTTAGCACAAGGAAGTTTCACAGCAGGACAAACAGATGTTCCCAATAATCCTAAATATTTTGCTAATTTAACAGTTACAGGTGCTGATGATAACGCTAATATTGCACACAGAATAGAAGATGTATATACATTATCTGGAGAAACTGCAACAATTTCTTTTTATGCAAAACATACAACTAACGCACCTACAAGTTTTAATGTTACTTCTTACCAAGTATTTGGTTCTGGTGGTAGCACTGCTGTAGAAACATCTATAGCTACAAGTCAAACTACAACTACTTCTTGGCAAAAATATACAGCTACAGTAACTTTCCCAAGTGTTAGTGGTAAAACTATAGGAGCAAGTAGTTACTTAGAATTGTTATTTATAAATCCTAACAATGAAATATTTGATATACAGATAGCACAAATACAGTTAGAAAAAGGTAGTGTTGCTACAGATTTTGAAGTAAGACCTATTGGAGAAGAACTTAACCTTTGTGCTAGATACTATCAGAAATTAATATCTCCTAGAGTTAATTTTAATTTTGACAATGCAGGTTTAGCAAATACTACTTCACTAATTTTAGTTAGCATTCCTTTAATTAATGAAATGAGAATAGATAGTGATGGAACTACAGGAACAGTAACTAAATCTGGAGATATGGCTATTAATGATTACGCAAGTAATGGTAATAATTTATCTGGAACTCCTATTAATTATTTTAGAATTTCAAAAACAATACTTCAATTAGGTTTAAATAAAGCAACAGCAAATATGACTTCTGGAAGTCATTATGAGTTATCAGCAAATAATGATGCCTACTTTGATATAGATGTGGAGTTGTAAATGATTGACAGCATTGCATACACAGGATACGAAACAATGGTTAATGTTGCTTATGATGATGGAAAGATTGTAGCTTGTGATGAAAGTAATTCTCTTGTACAAGAGTGGTTAAATTTATCAGAAGATAATACAATAGATGGTACTGCTAATACCTATGTTGAAGGAGCATAAATGCCAGGACAAATAAAAATAGATGATGGAGCAGGTAACTATACAGTACTTACTAATGGTGGTTCACTAGGTTCAGACAAGACAATTACTATTCCTAATACAACTGGAACTATGGCTTTGACTTCTGATATTAGTGCAGGTGGATTAGAAGAAGTAGATATATGGCATTTAACTTCAGATTTTACAGGAGATGCTAATCCTATATCATCTAATTTAAGTAGATTTGCAACAAATTGGGAAAAAATTGGAACAGGTATGACAGAAAGTTCTGGAACATTTAGTTTTCCTTCTACAGGCAAATGGCAAATAGAATTTATTGCAAAATATACAACTAATCCTTCTAATGCTGCTGAAAGAGCTGCATTAAATTATATACAAGTAACTACAAATAATTCTACTTATACACAATACGCAGCAAATTCAGCAAATATGTACAGTACAGCAACAAGTATAGATGGTGGTGCTTATACAGCATTATTGTTAGATGTAACAGATACTGCAAATATAAAAGTAAGATTTGAAATACAAGAACAAGCAGGAACAACTAAAACACAGGGTAATGCTTCATATTTAAGAACATTTATGACATTTAAAAAATTAGGAGATACATAATGTTTGAAACTATAGAGGATGTATTAGTAACATTACATACAGGTCAATGGTTTGGTTTTAATGGAGATAAAGTTTATGAAAATCTTTGGGTTGCAGATGGATATGATAAGCCAACAGAAGAAGAATTAAATACTTTACTTACTAATAAACAAGCAGAATATGATGCTAACCAATATCAAAGAGATAGAGTTTACCCACAGCTTGGAGAACAATTTGATAAGCTATGGCACGATATAAATAATGGTACACTAGATAAC